ATCCAGTTCTGCACTGTGATGCCGAATGAAAGCGTTGAGGTCATGCGCCCGCACTTCAGCCAGGAAAGCGTCGGTGGCTGGGGTTTCGATTTCTGGCTTGGCATATACCGGCCAGCAATCAGTTCCATCGGAGTTTTTGTGTCCTGCTTCGTCATGAACATCAAGATATTCACCGCATGGGAGCGGGTCTTCCCAGGTTGGTGGAATAGCGTGCCAGGATAGATATGCTTGAGGCTTATCAAACGCACCCTTCAGCCCCGCATTCTCCGCAGCCAACGCCAACTTCGCTTCTCGCTCTGTCTTAAGTTGCATCTCCAGATTATCAATTGTGATATCAGTCTGGCGGCCGTAGCGCTCTGACTCGATGAGCTTCTGCTCTAACTCTTCATAACTCGGTTTCATGCTCTCACCCCATATACGCTTAAAATTCGCTTCATCGCCGCGCTGTTGCGGCACTCCTGGCAGATCACGTTCGTGTCCGTCCGCTGGATTAATTTCGACTTACCCTGCTTAATGCCCGGTATCGTGTCTGGGGCGAAGCGCATTCCGTAACCGGTCAGGCTGTACAGGCGCTGGCCGTATTTTCCTTCGCAGCTGATCAGACCGTCGGCCAGGAGCGTGCTCACCGTCCCGGATATCTTTTTGGTGTCCATGCCAATAAGCGCTGCCAGCTTGGCGTTGTTCAAACCTGGGTTATTGCGCAGGGCTGCCAGGACCTGCTCACGGATTGTTATGGTCATGTCACACCATCCCGTTCGACTTGTTGCGGTTGTACTTCGCCAGCAGCAGCTGGATCGGCGTCGGACCATGCTCGGCAGCCGGTGCTGCAATCGCCCGGCGTACCGGCGGTACTGGCTTACCCTCGGTGACGCGCTTCTCCCACATGTCCAGCAGATCACCCGCCTCGCGTGCCAGCTCACCATGCGTTAGCTGGCGCTCTGTGCTGCGGTGGCGCAGTTCAACGCAGATGTGGTACATGACCGGCTGCGACCAGGGGAATTGCTCACTGGAAGTGAACTCGAACGAACGGTTACGCCAGTCCCAGTATTCGGCGATCACCTGGTCAACGTTGACGCCCAGCGCTCCGCCGCTCTGTTTGCACCAGGCGACGAACTGGCCCGGCGACGGCAGGAATGGGCGCTCCTGGCGGCGGGCAATGCGCATACCTGCATCGACCTGAGCCATGGTGTGGATCCCGTTCTCCTGAAACGCCAGCAGCCACTGACGGCGGAATTCGTTCAGGTCTTCCTGGGTGCGGAAGTTCGCCATGCTGGCCGGGAACGCGGCACGCAGCTGGTTGAACAGCCCGTTGAATACCTGCGCTACCTGCTCGACCGGCACGCGCTCCTGGTACTGCTCTGGCAGGTTATGGGCCATGCGGCTCATCTGCTCGCGGTCGTGGTTACGCATCTGCTCTGCAAGAGATTTCATAGCATCACCTCATAGGCCCAGTCAGTGTTGTTGAAGTCCAGATCCGGCTTACCAGGTTCTTCGCCTGTCTGCTGCTTGTTGCGTTTGATATCGAGCTGAGTCCACTTGTCGCGCAGCGTTGCCGGACATAGAACATTTCCCTTCCAGAACTTGTCGTTACAGGCCCATTTGAACAGGGCAGCAATTTCGTAGTGGGTGCGATCGTCACGCTCGCGCATCAGGCGGATGTCGTTAGCCCACGCTGCATAGTTTGGTTTTTTGGCAGATGGTGAAATGCTTTGCACCATGGTGAACAGCCATTCAGCGCAGCGTAGGTCTTCTGAGTTACCCCACTTCGTGCCGCTCTGAATTGCCGCTTCAGGTTTCATGACAGGCGGTTTCTTTCTAGGCTTGTCAGAGGATTCGTCAGAATTCTCGGACGTAGAGTTATTTATATTCTTGTTATTACCTTCTTGTTCATGATGTGCGGGGAATTGTGCGGCCTTATGTGCGGCATACCCGTCTGAACCCGCGCCGTTGCTGGCTTCATCATGTGCGCCTGTATGTGCGGCTTTATGTGCGGGTAAATCGTCCATTTTTTGAGCATATTCGACGTAATTTGTGATGGTGATCACCCTGCCTTTTCGCTTCTCTCCTTCGATGGAAATCATCCCTTCGCGGACGAAAACTGACAGCATTCTCTCCACTGCGTCGCGGCTTGTCGGGTTGCCCTGACGGTCACACAACTGAAGGCCAAGATCTGCAGCAGTGACGACCAGTTGACCGGGTTGCAGAGGCCATTGTTTGCCCTTGAAGAATGCAGTGTAGGGCTGTCTGGCTGCGTCTATGAGCAGGTTCTCCCACAGCGCGCGCAGGAACACATCCTTAGCCCAGGACTTCTTCTTGATGCTCCGGTACAACGGGACGTAACCAGACTTCTGGTTCTCCATCCTGTTGCTCCTTGCGGCTGAGTGCGCCGCGAAATTAGCGTAAGCGACGTTCGACACAGTTAAACCTCCTGCGCCTGGCGTTTTGGATTAGCGTTTGTCATAATGACCTCGCAATTGACTGACGTTTGTTGCACCAGAAAGTCGGTTCTGTTCGCGCAGACCGGCTTTCGCCATTTTTGATACTTCCCATCACATAACCCCCAGCATCGACGTAACCATCGTCATCAACGGCCCTACCTGCTCCGGCATGAGGCGGAACAGCGACGCTATACCCTCGCTTACCTCTTTCAGCTTCTGATGCTCTGGAGCGTCCAGCAGCACGGCCTGTTTAGCTTCAGCACACTCTTTAATCGCAGAGGCGATCAGAGACATAGTGTCGTTCTGCGGCGCCAGGCGGTTTCGATACTCCAGCGGCAGGACGGACATGATTGCCGGTGCCAGCTGGCGAATGTTGTTGGTCGCATATTCGGTGTCGCCATCAATCCAGCGGAATACCTTCTGCATCTGGCGGTGCGAGTCAGTCGGGATATCCAGACCGGTTCCGCCGGACGCCCGCCACTCTTCAACAATCAGCGCTGCGACAAATTCACGGCTGCGGCAGTCAGCTGCCCAGGCCCGAACAGCTGCGCGGATCCCATCGATGTTTAACGCCGTGGAATCAGGCTCCCGGCGATTCTGGTAAATCATCGCCGTTGGCGAAAATTTGTTACCTTGTTGATACGCAAGTGAATGCATTGCTTTCCCTTTCGTGGTTAGGGCCGCCGTTAAGCGGCTTTTGGTTTACTGATTTCAAGAATCTGGTTTTCGGTAAACTGACCACCAGATGCAGCTGCGATTTTGGACGCATAGCCTGTTTCGCCTGTGTAGTCGGTGCGCGGCAGGCAACCGCTATTAATCCACTTGTAAATAGCGCGGGGAGTGCGCCCGCAAGCCTTCGCCACCACCGGTACACGGATTTGTTTGATGATGTCGCCAAGGTTTTTAGGTTGCATTTGTTAACCCTCAAAATTGAACTGTAGGTACATATTATGTCGGAACTGATAGTTCACGCAAGTAATATTATGATTGAACCTATGGTTCAAGAAGAAAAAGCGCGTACAGAGTTTTCCCAACGGCTAGCGCTGGCCTGTGATAAAGCTGGTTTACCTGCTCATGGTCGTCAGGCTGAAATTGCAAAGCGAATGAAGCTAACACCAAAAGCAGTAAGCAAGTGGTTCAATGGGGAGGCTATTCCAAGACGTGGAAAGCTGCAGGAACTGGCGGCTATAATTGGCACATCCTCGTCTTACCTATTAGGCGATAGTGCAGCAGATGGCATATCTGAAGGGCATATGGCAATGAGGGACGATTCTTTCCGTGTAGACGTTTTTGATATTCAAGCTAGCGCTGGGCAAGGAATTCTTGTGCGAGATGAGTTCATTGAAACAATCCGATCCATAGAGTATTCAACCGAAGAGGCTCGCGCCGTATTTGGTGGGCGCCCAGCTGACCACATAAAAATGATTGCCGTGAATGGCGATTCTATGTCTGGCACGTTCGAGCCGAGAGACCAGATCTTCGTCGACGTGAGCATCGACTGCTTTGACGGTGACGGCATATACATTTTCGTTCTGGACAATGATCTCTACATAAAGCGCCTTCAAAAGCAGCACAAAAAATTAGCTGTGATTTCAGACAACAAAAAATATGAGACCTGGTATATCGAGGATGGTGATTTTTCATCTCTCCGGATCTGTGCGAAGGTCCTGGTAAGCCAATCCAGAGCATATAGATTTCATAGCTGAGGAAGTTAAGCATGGAAGCAATTAAGGTTAAAGATCTTAGTGATGGAAGCGTTTTGTACGAGCTTGGCGACCACTTCATCACCTGCAAATTAAGCCACGATAAACGTTGGCAACTAGGTGCTTTCAAACGTGATGAAAGCAAGCTCAGAGATGACACTCTGGCGGTTTTGAAGAATGAAAAATTCATGTTTATGGTTAAGCTCGGCGGACAGCTTTCTCCCAAGCCTCAATGCATAGCTGTTAACGGGCGATTTTTATTTTCTGTCCATACCGGAAAAGACAACAACATGGCTGCAGCCATAGTCATGGATAACACCGGGAAAGAGTTATTCAAGATAGGAACTTCCACTCACCTCATCAGTTCGGCCATATCTGAATTTGGGCGCTACATCGCCCTATCGTTTGCCGGTAGCAAAAACAAAGATGATTTTTACGCGCACCGGCTTGAGGTCATAAACATTGATACGGGAGAGGTGTTGATGTCCGTTATCAAAACAGACTTCCTTCGATACGCTGAACTTTCAGTTGTTGAGCCAGACGGTGGACTTTTCGCAACTTTCAATGGTCGCACAAGACTAGTAGATGTGACGAACCTCTAAAATATCCAATCCGCACTCTCCTCCAGATATTCCCCACAAAAAATTTCTAAAAATTATTTCTCCTTAAAGTTCATAAACATACTTTCATATGAACTTTTCATTCACTTTAAATGTACTTTTGGTACTTTACATGAATGAACTATTGGTACATTATCAATCCATCGAAACGAAACATCGACAGCTGAGCGAAGTTAGCCAGCGGCGAAGTGGAGATTCGGTCAGTCGAACGGCGCGACAGTAAACCATGCGTCGGACCATAGGCGGGCTCAGGGAGAGCGGCAATTATGGCAAAGCGAAAAAAGATTTATTCCAGTCCATTCGAAGCTGAGTGGGCTGTGCTGAATCACAGAATCTTTCACGCCCGATTGGGCATCACGTTTAAATGGCTAGCCGCTGCCACCCTTTTCGACGCGGCGCACCGTATCGGAGGAGTTATGTAACAGGTAACAGTGACGACTGAAAACCAACATTCAGCCCCGGATTATGCCGGGGCACACCGTGGAATGTTTTGGGCTGGCAGACGGTTATCAGCTAGTTGGTGAGGTAATGGCTCACCAAGGCGACAACGGCCTTCCCTGCTGCTTGAAAGTGGGGAGCCAGCACCAAAGCATTTCTCCCGCATCAGCGGGTAACGACAGAGGGTAAGTCAATGATTCGTCTTAACAACGAAATTAAAAATCAGCTATGCCATAACCTGCTTCTCGCATCCCCATTGTTTGAGAAAGCGAAAGCTGCGGTTAATGAGAGGGCGAAAATTGTTGAAGAAATTCGACAGGCATTGCTCAAGCAAGAAAACACTAGCGATGAGCAAATAACTAAGGCTCGGGAAGATTTCAAAGATAACTCCTTCATCAAGATGCAGGTCGGCGCTAAAACTGCAATTTTAAAGGTCATTATCAATGGTGAGTATCACGAATTAGCCAGGAACGGTTTGGATCATCGCTATCGCCACCGTGGAAAACATATTGGTAAGCACGATCTTGAAAGCGACCTATTCTTCGGCGCTTCCTTCGCGCCTGTAGTTGATTGGGGTTATGTTCCTGAAAGTTACAGCACGCTGAAGAAGGTTGGAAAATTACACGACCGAATCACTGAATCGACGGTAACCATCAACGTTCTTTACGATGAAGTTGACGCCTTCCAATTGCAGGTTAAGGGTGCTCTAACCAAAGTATCAACCGTTAAAAAACTGGCTGAGATGTGGCCTGAGGCAGTGCCATATTTGCCTGAGGTGCAGCGCCGTGAAGCGACCAGCACCGCACTTGCCATTCCCGTTGAAACACTAAACGCCCTTTGCGGCATACCAAAGAATGAATGACCCGCCACGGCGGGTTTTTTATCGGCCATACCTCAGCAACTTCACAGAGGTTGCTTAGTTATGACAACCGGCGGCCATCCACCGCCCATTAGCGCAGAAGTCTTTGTTAACGTTCAGCGGCGCGGCTTAAGCGCGGAGATGATTATGAAATACACCATGAAGGTTTATAAAAACTCTGATGACCATGCTGCTTATATGAAAGCGCGATCCGACGGCGCCAGAAATGGCCAGTCATTTGAATGGGCGGGTCACCGCTGGGCGTACGAAGTCACCAGCTTTGACGATGCCGGCAATTACGACCTGCTTTACCGGTTTGATGACAAGCCATATCCAGAAGAAGTTTCAGTCAATACAGATGACATGACGATCCGTGACTACTTTGCAGCTAAGGCTATGCAGGGAATCATCAGCAGCGAATGCAACTATGGAGCGTTTAGTGATTTAGCAAGCGATGCATACAGCATTGCCGACGCGATGCTCCGCGCTCGGGAGGCATCATGACAGTCACCCACGACGGCAAGCAGTACACAGCCAAAAAGCTCAACGATAACGAGTGGCAACTGACATCGGTATCGAAACCGCGGGAAAAGCTGACGATGAACCGCTGGCAGATGCATATCGCTGGCCTCCTGAAACAGGTTGAGGTGAAGGCATGATCAACCACTACGGCACCACCCCGCTCATTCGCCAGTGCGTCACGCCCGGCATGATGGCAATGCATGAAGGCCGAACCTATCGCGTGTCAGCAGTCATTCAGGAGCGCAAATGGGTGTACCTGCACACCGATGCAGAAATCATCCGCCTCAGTGACTGCGTGATTGACGTTCTTCTGGACGGTCACGGCAACCCCATCCAGCACTAACCACCCTATTCAACCGATCGGCCTGGCTTCTGCGGGCGGGATCTGCACATCCAAATTTCAGGAGAAACCATGAGCGAAGTAACGGACTTAACTGTCATCGAAATCAAGCCGGAGCAGGCGCCAGCACTTTACAGCGCGGGTGGACTTAATGGCTTTCTCGAGCAAATCCGCGAACTGGCTAAAGAAGTGCCAGATGTTACCACTAAAAAAGGCCGTGACCGCATTGGCAGCTTGGCGCGCATGGTTGGCTCCAGCAAAACAGCTATTGAGAAGCCTGGTCGTGAATACCTCAAGCGATTGAAAGAGGCGGTTAAACCGGCAGAAGAGGAGTTGCGCGTATTCACCCGAGAGTGCGATGCCATTCGTGACGCAATCCTTAAGCCCCGCGATGAGTGGGAGGCCGAACAGGAACGCATTAAGGCTGAAGAAGCCATGAACGCGCTGCACGCCGAAGCGCTGGAAATGAACATCAAGTTCGATCAGGAGTTGGCGGCCAAGTTCGAAGCTGACCACGAAATGGCCCTTCTGATGAATAAGGATTTTGACCGTGACCGTGAAGAGCAGCGCCGCCAGGCGGAACAGGCACAGCGTGAGCACGAAGAGCGCATTAAGCGCGAAGCGGCAGAGCAAGCCCGCCGCGATGCCGAAGCGAGGCACAAAGCTGAGCTGGAAGCAGCAGCACGCCGTGAAGCTGAAGAGAAAGCACGTGCAGAGCTGGCGGAGCGCCAGCGCATTGAAGCGGAACAGCGGGCGGCGCGTGAAAAGCAAGAAGCGGAAGCACGGGCGGAACGGGAAAAAGCCGCAGCAGTGGAAGCTGAGCGCCTGAAGGCAAGACAGGAAGAAGAGAAACGCCTGGCGGAAGAGAAACGCATCGCCGACGAACAGGCAAAGCGCGAGGCTGACGTGAAGCACCGCAAGACGGTCGGCACCAACATCGTTAACGCCCTCACCAGCAACACCAGCTTAAACCGTGAACAGGCTATTGAAGTGCTAACTGCATTGAAAGATGACCTGATCCCCTGTGCGAAAATCCACTACTGAGGCAACCATGAACGCATACCTCACTTACGACCGCATCGAAGATCGGCGCTGGGTTGAGCAGCAGCTCTCCGACGAGAAAGAGAAGTGGATCGACGACCGGGCGCAGAAAATCATCGACATGATGCCAAAAGAGCCGTCCGGCCTCTTCCACTTCACGGTCCCGATTGACTCCAGCCCATACGAAGGACTTCGCAGCGATGACGCTGGCAAGGCCTTCAACGATTTCATTTCGGCAGTTGCTTACGCGCAGGCGGAATACGACTGGGAACACCGTACCGGCTGCCCGTTTTAATTTTTGAGGGGATTAACGATGGCAAACGAATTAACAATCACGGCGAGTGCGCTGGCGGAAAAAGGTATCGACCTCGCTACCTGGAGCGCGCTGAAGAACAGTATCTACCCTGGCGCCAAAGACGAATCGGTAATGATGGCGCTCGATTACTGCCGTGCCCGCCAGTTGGATCCGTTGCTGAAGCCTGTTCACCTCGTGCCGATGAGCGTCAAAGACTCAAGAACGGGTAAAAGCGAATGGCGTGACGTGGTAATGCCGGGCATCGGGCTTTACCGCATTCAGGCAGACCGCTCAGGTGATTATGCCGGTGCCCGCGAACCAGAGTTCGGTCCAGACACGACGCAGACGCTTTCTGGTGTCGAGGTAACCTTCCCTCAGTGGTGCAAATACACCGTCTACAAGCGCATGCCCAGTGGAGAGATCGTCGAGTTCAGTGCCAAAGAATACTGGATTGAGAACTATGCCACCGGCGGCCGCGACACCACGGCGCCGAACGCGATGTGGAAAAAGCGCCCTTACGGCCAACTGGCGAAATGCGCTGAAGCTCAGGCGTTGCGTAAGGCATGGCCTGAAATTGGACAGCAGCCTACCGCCGAAGAAATGGAAGGCAAATCACTGGACGTTGATATCCGTGACGTCACGCCGCGCAGCACCACAGAAGCGCTTCCACCAGCAGCAAGCGAAGAAACGCTTCAAGCGATAACCGATCTCTTAACATCGCTGAATAAAGACTGGGAGCAAGACTTCCTCCCGGTGTGCAGTGACATCTTCAAACGGCCAATTCTTGAGGCGTCAGACCTCACTGAAGAAGAGGCACAGAAAGGGTTCAACTTCCTTCAGAAAAAAGCTAAGGCGGCAGCATGACACCCGAAATTATCCTTGCCAGGACCGGCATTGATGTAACCACTATTCAACAGGGCGATGAGGCGTGGCACCGGCTGCGCCTCGGAGTTATCACCGCCTCTGAAGTGCACAACGTCATTTCCAAGCCGCGCTCCGGCACCAAATGGACGGGAATGAAGATGTCCTACTTCCACACCCTGCTCGCCGAGGTATGCACTGGCGTAGCGCCAGAGGTTAACGCCAAGGCGCTGGCCTGGGGGAAGCAGTATGAGGAAGACGCCCGCACTCTCTTCGAGTTCACCACCGACGTGAAAGTCACGGAGTCTCCGATCCTATTCCGTGACGAGAGCATGCGCACCGCGTGCTCCCCTGACGGCCTTTGCAGTAACGGGTTCGGCCTTGAGCTGAAATGCCCGTTCACCTCCCGCGACTTTATGAAATTCCGCCTCGGCGGTTTCGAAGCCATCAAGTCTGCGTACATGGCCCAGGTACAGTACAGCATGTGGGTGACCTGTAAAGACGCCTGGTTCTTTGCCAACTACGACCCGCGCATGAAACGCGAAGGTATTCACCACGTCGTAGTTGAGCGGGATCCGCAATACATGACCGATTTCAATGAAATGGTTCCGGAGTTCATCGAGAAGATGGACGAAGCGCTGGCGGAGATTGGCTTCACGTTTGGCGAGCAGTGGAGGTAAGCATGGGAGCTAATCACTGGCAGCCGTGGGAAAACTTGTTCCTGCATGAAGTTGCAGGACAGATGCCACTCTCATTGATTGCCGAAAAACTGGAAAGAACAGAGCGCGCCGTTTACACCCAGGCCGCGCGCCTCGATGTGAAATTCCCAGCCAACCCCAACCTCAGGAAGTGGACCAAAGCAGAGTTGTTTCTGTTTGGCCGGTTCACTCCCGAGGAAATCGCCGCGGCAACCGGCCGCTCTATCCACTCCGTGCGCAGCAAGCGCAACTCACTTGCCCGATCGTCAGGAGGAAAAGTCATGCCTGAATGGACTACCGAAGAGCTTGCGCTGCTGTGGCGACACTCAAACGCCGAAGTCGCAGAGATTACCGGCCGCTGCATTGAAGAGGTAGGAGATAAGCGGCTGCAAACCAATATTGAGCGCAATGGGTGGGATAAGCATAACCCCGAGGCGGTGACTAAGTGGGAGGCGGCATGACCGATTTTGGAGGATCGACGACGCCACAAGATGAAAAGGACTGCTGGCAGACACCGCTGTGGGTATTCGATGCACTGGATATGGAGTTTGGTTTCTGGCTGGACGCCGCCTCCAGTGAGCGTAACGCACTGTGCGCTAATTTCCTAACCGAGCGGGATGATTCTCTGAGTCGAGAATGGAACTCGTACGGCGCAATCTGGTGTAACCCGCCCTATTCCGATATCTCGCCATGGGTAGAGAAAGCCGCTGAGCAATGCATGGCGCAGAGACAGCCTGTCGTGATGCTTCTCCCCGCCGACATATCTACCGGATGGTTCAGCGCGGCAATGCAGACGGCTGACGAATTACGGCTCATCACCGACGGGCGCATTCAGTTTGTTCCGGTAACGGATGGCGGCAAGCGCAAAAGCAATCCAAAGGGGTCAGTTCTATTTATCTGGCGTCCGTTCACCAAACCGCGACACATCATCACATCTGTTTCGCTGGCAGAACTGAGGCGGATCGGAGCAAGGGAGGTAGCATGAAGATTTACATAGCCGGGCCGATGAGCGGCCTACCTAATTTTAACCGTGCCGCTTTTAACCATGCGCATTTTCATCTCTGGTCGAAAGGCCATATTGTTCTGAATCCCGCCCGTCTACCAGATGGATTAACCCAGGGAGAGTACATGGACATCTGCCTGGCGATGCTTCGCTGTGCTGATGCTATCTACATGCTTGAAGGCTGGGAGCACTCCGCTGGTGCCAGAGCGGAGAATGCGTTGGCCGAGAAGCTTGAAATGGAAATTATCTTCCAGGAAGAGGATCGCGCCGCATGAACCGAGCCTCACCAGTTGATTTGAGGAAGAGCCTCGAAATCGCCAACAACCTAGCACACATCGGGATTCGCTTTGTGCCGATCCCGGTGGCGACCGAAGAAGAATTCCAGAAACTGGCCGCCGAGCTATCGCGACGTCTTGAGCAGATGGCAGTCGAAGCCGAGAAGAATGAAGGCGGTGCAGCATGAAAGCACTAATCACCAGGTCGCTAATGCGGCCCCTCCATTTGCTGGCGTTTGCCGTCAGCCGCATCAATGAACAGTTCAGGGAGCACTGATTATGTCGAAAGTACTTAAAGGTGAGCGCTTCCAAGTTGGCGAGATCTGGCAGTCGCCGCGGGGCTTCCTCTACAAAGTTGTCGATGTTGCCGGGAAAGAGGCAGTACTTCGCATGGGGACGCATGGCCTTGGGCGAAAAACGAAGCGATGGGTTGACGCCATCAGTGGTTGGTCGCTGTATGTGAAGGAGGAGTGATGGATTACAGCAAGCTAAGCGATTTTGAGATTAACAAACTGGTCGGTGATGTTGTTTTCAAAGGGCTATGGTCATGCAGGCCTGGCACTGCGGGAAATAAAAGTGACTCATGGTATTACGGTAACGCGGATGCTTCGCTCAACCCGCTATCACCGCTTCCCGACTACTGCAACGATGCGGCTGCCGCATGGCCGATTATCGTTGATAACAGAATAAGCATCATCAACCTTGAAGCGGATGAATGGGGCGCCCGCGGTGTAGCAGACTGCCGCTCTAAGCGAGCCATACATCAAAACTCTTTACGTGCTGCCATGATGGTCTATCTCCTTTTGCAGGAGTCAGCCAATGTTCAAGCTAATTCAGCGCGGCCAGATATTCGCTGACCAGCATAACTGGCCCGTCATAATCCACAGCTGCTCTTCTGAGATAGTCCGCTACTGGCGACAGGGCCGGATCAACACCGCTTCAATCGACCGATTCAACAATGATTTTGAGCACCTCGATCACCGTGAGGCGGCGCAGATACGCGCCGAACTCGAGGCGACAGAGCACATTAAATCGCTGCGTGCTCTGCGCGCGGCCTGAGGAGAGATTATGAAGAGAAATTCGGCCGCTCGTCGGCTACTTGGGATGGATCACTGGCGTAGTAATACGCAGTACATGGCGTACTCGCATTGGCATGTAGCAGTAAAGACAGGGAGGTCTAACCCTAGCTGGGTTGCTGTGCGAACACGAAGTTATGACTTCTCCAATTTCGATGAATAACGCAACTGATAGCTGATTCAATGAGTCAGCTATTGGGTGCGAAAGCACCGCCTCACATCCCTTGATGTTATTGCCGCCTACGGGCGGCTTCTTTTTGCCTGGAGAAAACCATGAGCGATATGATTCAGCTTGTCCCCAATAAGTGGGTATCAGAGAAGGTTCTGATGGCGATTACCGGCCTGACCAAAAACGCGATCAGATTAGCCAGAGAAACGTCATGGATGGAGGGAAAAGAGTACCGCCATTACTCATGCGACTGCCAGCCGAAGGACAACTCCCCTATCCTCTACAACCGCCACGAAGTCGACAAATGGGTTGAGCGTCAGCAACCCGCGATTCCCCGCAAGAAATCTGCTTAAATACCCCTTCGATTAACCAAAGAGGAAGATGCATGAAGTATCCAACCGGGGTTGAAAACCACGGGGGCACGCTGCGCCTGTGGTTTATCTATAACGGTGTCAGGGTAAGGGAAAGTCTTGGTGTACCTGATACGGCGAAGAACAGAAAGATTGCCGGAGAGCTGCGTACAAGCATTGTCTACGCAGTAAAGACGGGAACTTTCAACTATGCATCACAGTTTCCAAACTCCCCTAACCTTCAGCGATTTGGTGAGGTGAGTAAGGCGCTAACCATAGGAGAACTTGCAGAGAAGTATTTATCACTTAAAGAGACTGATGTCGCATCAACGTCGATTAAGACATACCGGACGATAATCAAAAACGTTCTGCTCATTCTCGGTGAGAAGACAATCGCATCGTCGATAAGTAAAGAAAGGATTCTTGAGGTAAGGAAGGAATTGTTGACCGGTTATCAGCTTCCGAAAACTCAGTATGTAGTTACTGAGCCAGGGCGTTCTGCTGTGACGGTCAATAACTACATGACTAACCTTTTCGCCATCTTTCAGTTTGGCGTTGAAAACGGGTATCTCGATGACACACCATTCAAGGGAATATCGCCACTAAGAGAGTCACGAGTCGTACCGGATCCGCTATCAAGGGAAGAGTTTGTCAGGCTCATAGAGGCGTGTCGCAGTCAGCAAGCAAAAAACATGTGGTCTCTTTCTGTATACACAGGAATCCGACCGGGCGAGCTGTGCGCTTTGGGGTGGGAGGATATCGACCTTAAGGCTGGCACGATGATGATAAGGAGGAATCTGGCGCAGGATAAATTTACCGTTCCCAAGACTCAGGCGGGAACAAACAGGGTAATACACCTTATCGAACCTGCAATTGAAGCTCTGAAGAGCCAACTTGAAATCACCAGGCTTGGCAATGAGCACATGATTGATGTTCACCTTCGAGAGTACGGTAAAAAAGAGAAGCACAAATGCACGTTTGTTTTTCTCCCATCCGTAACTTCAAGAACGGGTGTATGTGGCGATCACTTCACGGTCGATTCGGTCAGGCAGACATGGGATACGGCAGTAAAGCGTGCAGGAATTCGTCACAGGAAATCTTATCAGTCACGTCACACATATGCTTGTTGGTCATTGACGGCTGGAGCCAACCCTGCATTCATTGCTTCGCAAATGGGTCATGCTGATGCGCAGATGGTTTTCCAGGTTTACGGGAAATGGATGTCAGAGAATAACGATGCGCAGGTAGCGCTGCTGAACTCAAAATTGAGTGAGTTTGCCCCATCAGTGCCCCATGCAACTTTAAGAGTCGTGTAA